CACCCTTGTATTTTTCATTTTCCAACATACTCATTAAGGTTGTGGACTGCCACTTCGTACCGCCATCCCAGTTTTTCACACCTTCCCGTTCAAAAATCCGCTTGATGTAATCGGTTGTTTTTCCGTCCAGGAATTCCTGATACAGCCGAACCACAATCGGCTCCTGCGTCCTGTTGATTACCAGCTTCCCCGTTTCATCCGTATCGTAGCCAAGAAAACGCTTTGTACTCATTTTGTGTTTTCCTGTTTCAAACCTTCTGCGAATTCCCCATGTACAGTTCTCTGAAATGGACCGGCTCTCATCCTGTGCCAGTGAGGAAAGAATGGTAAGCAGCACTTCTCCCTTTGCATCGAGGGTATTGATATTTTCCTTTTCAAAAATAATCCCTATCCCCAAATCTTTCAACTCTCGCACATAATTCAAGCAATCTAGCGTATTTCTTGCAAATCGGGAAATAGACTTAGTAATAATCATGTCTATTTTCCCCGCCCTGCAATCAGCAATCATACGATTGAATTCATCTCTCTTTTTGGTATTGGTTCCCGAAATTCCTTCATCCGCATAAGTCCCTGCATATTCATAGAGAGGATTCTCGCTGATATAATTTGTGTAATAATTGACCTGATTCTCATAGCTTAATAACTGTTCTCCTTGGTCGGTTGACACTCGGCAGTACGCTGCCATCTTTAATTTCTGCACTGACTGTGCTGTTCCTGATTCCGCAGTCGAAATCTGCTTTGCTGGTATAACAGTAATGCTTCTTGCCATTTTTAACCACCTCCTCAATCACTGTCTGTTCCGCAATGTTTAAGCCCTGCAATTCGGCATCATCAATCCTTATCCCTTTACATGCCTTGACTCCCTTTTCAATGTAGGTGCTGCAGAGCCACTGGATTTTCTTCTTGTAAACCTGTCTGCGCCGGAGCGTTTTTCCGCAGTAAGGGCAAATCAGCATTCCGCTTAAGGGATAGCGGTTTTGGAACTTCATTGTGCTGTCCTGTCCGATATTCCTGTCACGTTTTCTCTGTTCCCTGACTTCCTGCACCTTTTCCCATACCTCCGGCGATACAATTGGTTCGTGATTTTCCGAAATGTAATAACTCTGCACTTCCCCGTTGTTTTTCCTCGTATGATTTCTTTTGTTTTCAGGGGTGTAATACTTCTGCAGATGAAAATCCCCTTTGTACTTTTCATTGCAAAGCATCCCATTGATGGTCCCGCTTTCCCATGTGGTTCCCGTCACCGTTTTCACGCCCAGGTAATCAAGCAGCTCCCCAATCCTTGACGAGCCGACATTCAGCAAATAAAGGTCAAAAGTCAAACTGACAATTTCCGCTTCCTTTCGGTTCACAATCAAATCTCCATATTCGTTTTTGTCATAACCGAGGAAGCGGGATGTGGTAATCATCACTTCCCCTCTCTCAAACTTCTTCCGAATGGACCATTTATTGTTTTCACTCATGCTTCTGCTTTCTTCCTGTGCAAAAGAAGCGAGGACGGCAAGCATCATCTCACCGTCCCCTGATAGAGTGTTAATGTTCTGTTCTTCAAAAAAAATACCGACACCTAGTTCCTTCAGTTCCCTTGCGAACTTTAGAACGGTGACGGTATTTCTAGCAAACCTCGATATGGATTTTGTAATAATTAAGTCAATCTCTCCTGCCCTTGCCTTTTCCATCATTCTCTGGAACTGTGGGCGGTTCTCACAATAACCAGATATGCCCTGATCAGCAAATACTCCGATAAATTCATATTCCGGATTTCCGGTAATCAGTCTCTCATAAGTTTCCATCTGGTTTTCAAGAGAGTCCTCCTGTCTTCTGCTGTCTGTGGAAACTCTGGCATAAGCACAAACCCTTTTCTTTTGTAAGACCGAAGCTGGTCGTTTGTTAATCACTTTTACTCGCACGTTACATCACTTCCTTCAAAAAACCTTTTCTTAAACTCCTGAATCCTTTGGAAAATGGCCTGTGCATCCTCTACCTTGTCAATGCACACCACTTCCACATTTCTCTTACTGCAAATCAGCATGAACTCTATAAACTGTCCCCAGTTACGGGCAATCGTGGCAGCCCTCATGGTAACCACCACATCAATCTTCTTTGCTGCGATTTCTGCTTTCAGACGATTAAATTCTTTTCTGTTCGGGTCGGCTCCTGAAGCTTCCTCAAAGAATATCTGCAAACCCCATTTCTGTTTTCCATATTCTTCTTCCAACCGCCTCATTACATCGTCCAGATATTTTTCATAGTCTCTGTCACGATGGTTGACTCTGCAGTAAAAAGCTACTCTATTTATCATTCCTGCAATCACCATATAAATAAGTACTCCTTTCGTTTTTGGTAGTATATAAATCACTCTAAACCCCTGTAAAGTCAAGCAATTCTACGGTTTCCACCCACTCTTTTTTCACTCTGTCCGAACTTGTCAGGAGCCGAAAAAAGCAGCCGGACAGAAACCTGTTGTCTCTGTCCGGCTTATCTTTAAACCCTCTCGGTAT